TCTTAATGCCAGTTTCTCTGACTTTTTGAAAGTAAGTTCTTTGTTTCTAGCAAGGATTTCTAAGTCTGCCCATCCATCTCTTAACTCGACTGCTTGTCCGGTATCTCCACCACCTCCGGAGCGATTGTTTCTATCCGGAATACCAATCAAGGCATATAACATGGCTTCCAACTCTTGTGCCAGTAAGTTCATTCCATTTTGGTCTAATGGAGTAGTTATAGTATCTACCTTTGTTGTATTGCCAGTCATATTTTTAAGTGAGATAATACCCTTTGCTCTCATTTCATCGTATGTATCAGAATCTATATCTGCATTTACAAATACTAACAATGACTGAATTATTTGGTCTACATCATCAAGTCTGCTACTCTGCATACTGTTAATTGCATCCATAAGTCCAAGACATAATTCCCAGTCACCTAGTCTCCAAATATTATTAGGATATTCTATAATTGGTATTCCACCAACATCATATGACTCAAACTTTACAATTTCTGAATCTGAACTTACATATCCATCTACACTATTCGTTTCAATTGTGTAAACTCCAAAATCAGTGTACGCATACATCCTAACACCAATCGGCAAATTACTATTATTATATATGTTATGATATGTAACCCCAAGCACTGGTTTTTCAGATATGCTATTCTCATAAACTACAAATGTTGATTGTGGTTCTAAAGCCTTATCCTCAAAAGGAACTTCATCTGCGTATATGCCATCAGTATATATGATTCTATATGCCGTTCCACAAATGCTTTGGTATTCGGCAAGTTCTTTATCAACAGATGCCTTATCCTCATAAGCAACATATCTATTCAACATATCAATTTCATCTTTGTTAACACTTGCACCATTCTGAATATACTGGATTGGTGTTCCAAGAAAATAACCCATAATAGTTCGTGTTACCATTTGAGCATGATTTATAACAAGTGTGTTATTTATTTCTTCTCTAACTATCTTTGTTTTATCCAAGATTGGCTGTACACCTTGACTATAATTTATCAAGTATTCTATATCTGCTTTGTTCAACTTATGAGTTTGCATACTCACATTGATTATCCTCGCCAAATTACCCAATTCCATTAAATCTTCTGAATTGTATTCAGTATTGATTTTTCTTCTTCCTTTGATTATCAACTTTGACCTCCTTATATACTATATTCCCAACTTCTTTCTATCGAGAATTTTAACTGAATTACCATTTAAACTTTGAAACATACTAGATAGCATTGATAATGAATCAACTGAATCATCAAATTTATTATTTCCAACTTGTGTCCAGCTAAATAATGCTGTCATAAATTTAGAATATTCACTATTCTTACTATACAATGATGGGTCTTTGAAGATTAGATGTTTTACTGCAAAATCAGAATAAGTTATTATTCTAACTTTTTTGTTATTAGTGCTAAAAAAGGTTCTAATACTAGTTTTCCCACCCATCTTTTTAATGTTATCATCCACTAATTGTGCGTAATATCCTCCTCCGTTGTTGGCTTCAATTTCCCCTCTAACTACTCCATTATTATACCATAAGTTTGCTACCAATGGGATTGTTATTTCTGGAAGCCCATTGTTATATACAACATCCTCAATATATGCAACATCTCCATAAACTTTTGCAACAATACTTGATACATAATCCTTACCCATATTTTTACTATCACATACCGCTATTGTCGTATCACATGCTTCATTTGGAAGTTCGAAATAATATTCCATATCTTCAGCATGATATAACAATCCTTCTCGTTCTATTGGATTACATTTATATAATGCTTCAAAACTTATTTTTTCTATTGATTTCTCAATATCAATATAATAGTCTTTACTAAATCCACCCGGAAAATCGAAATTACTTTCGCCTTCTTCATCATAACATGGTATATTAACAACCTTACATCTAGGATTGTCAGAATTAACTCTTTCAACTACTCCCATTGGGTCATGTACACTCCATCTAGTTGCAATCATTACAAGTTTACAACCTTCTTTTTTTCTTTGATAAAAATTTACTGAAAATATTTGCCATAATTTTTCTAATCTAGTAAGTGACATTGCCTCTTCTATTCCAGATACGATATCATCTGCATATAAATAATTATTCGCCTCCACTCGTCCTGTAACGCTCCCTCCAATTGGAACGAATGCTATTGTAGGGTATCTTCTGCGTACATTTAACCATATTTCTTCACGTTTAGCGTTTTGATTAACTATAAAACCATCTGCGAAACATTTTGTATATCTTGGGTTTGCCATAACTTCTATTACACCATTATAAAAACTAGTAGTTATACTATCTGAATAAGATGTTGCAAGCTGTGTGTATTCTGGATATTTACCACATATCCAAGATAGAAATCGTATGCCATAAGTGGTTTTCCCAACTCTTGGAGGAAGTGATACCAACAGTATATCGTATTTGTTATTAACTTCCATTTGATTTAAAGACTCATAAACCTCTTCCATTTCACGTTTTCTATGATGATGAAATCCTTTATTATCTTGTGATTTATCTTCTTCAAACTCCAAATAATCATTAAATATTCCAAAATCATATGGTGCTAACATGCATAAAATATCATCGTATAAATTATACAATACTAATAACTCTTCATTCGATTTATTTTCATCTGAAAGTTCTAATAGTAATTTTGGTATTATACTATTTTTATAATTTTCAATTTCTTCTAGTGATATCTTATCCATTGTGAAACCTCCATTTAAAACCACCACTAGTTAATTGTTCATTTCTACAACATTTTGCAACTGAAGTTCTACATACCCCAATCTCATTTGATGCCTTAGAAGCTGAAGCCCAATTTCTTATAATTACATCATCCAATGTCAGTTGTATAATTTCCTTTGATGATTTTTCAATTCTAATGTTTGCACTTTTTTTCAATGATTGTGATATTTTTGCTTTTGTTTCTTCTGATAATTTTTTACCAATGTTAGCTAAACTCATTTTAAGTAGTGTTTCTGGACTTGGGGTTTTTCCAATATTCGACTTGCTTATTTTTTTCCTATGTTCTTCTGTCAAAACTTTACCAGATTGACTGGCTCTCATTTTAAGTATAGTTTCGCTGGAAAATGTTCTATTTACACTCCCACCACTTTGTAAATTATATCCATTTGGGGATAATGTATTCCATTGTTTTATCAAATATCTTTCTTTTTTTTCTGCCTCATATACTGTTAAATTTGTAAATAATATTTCGTGTATAAAATTTTCCCACCCATATTTATTTATAGCATTATTAAAACATACACTCTCTTTGTATCCTTTTCCATTAGACCACCGTCTTTCTGGTTTTAGTTTTGTTATACCAATATAAACCTTTTTTGTTATTCTATTTGTATGACAGTATACAGTATAGTTTTTTATACTCATTAATTCATCGCCCATATATCAGTACCATATTCCTTACATATTTTATATAGTGCCATATCTTCAACTTCACCCCAAGTCCACACTTCATCGCATTCGTCTATCAATTGAATATCACCCTCAAAGTGAAATGCAAAGTCATATTCTTCTTCTTTAATTTCTTGCTTAACTTCTTCCAATGTAAACTCTTTTGCTATAATAACAAAGACTTTTTTCTCATAAGCCATCTTTATACCTCCTTAGCCGTTTCACATGTTTTACCAGTTTCCATAAATATTTGTATTAGTCTCATATGATTCTGATAATCTTCATCGGTAATATCTACTTCATGTTTTTTTAATATATCTTGTATGATTTTTGCATCTTCTCCACGAATACATGAGCCATCCCAAAATTGAACGTACGCTTCTTCAATATCTCCATGTCCACAACATGCATTCATCAAGCCTTGTAGTGTTCCTAAACAATTATCATGTCCTTCTTTTGTATAGTTTTTACCACAATATCCGCAAGGTCTATCTTTATGATTATCAGGAACAGTTTCTTTGGTATCTGAATAAACCCATACATTGCCATCAAATTCGATATCATTACCTCTGTTTTTTGCCGTTACCATTTTATTTACTCCTTAAACCCACCTTACGGTGACTTCTTTTTTAATTCCACTAACTCTAATTATTGGGTATTTGCTACCATCTTGTGGCATGTACATTCCCTTTAGTGCGTATCCACCTAACCTCTGAAAACTCGGCACAACGATGTGTGTGTACCCTTTCATGCTAACAGTTTCATTCTTGCTGTCAATAACAATCTTAGCCGGAAATGTTGATTTTGGACTGTGTGTATGTCCAGTAATAAATACATCCATACCATCTATGGCATATCCAAATTTATCTGTTTTCGCTTCAGAACCACCATGTGCCAACACAATTGTATAACTAAACTGTCTATCCTTATTTTTCTCGCCAAGTGACACTTTTATAAATGCCATATTATCTCGATAACATTCTTCCAAATCCAGTTTGCTTAACGCATCATATAACGGACAATCATCCGTCAAATACGAACTTCTGAACTCATGATTACCTTGTACTGCTCCAATAATCTTATCTTTAATCTCTCTCATTCTTTTAACGATATTGGCTTTCT